TTTGAGAGCCAGTTTCATCACGGTTTTCTTGCTATCTCGCTGGATATTCATAAATTCAGCGGAGACCTCTTCGGTTAGCCCGGGAAGGTTGAAGATGACAATGGTCCCGGCCATCTCGACAAGCTTTTGAGCATTGCCATCATTCTCGTTGCCTTTCAACTCAAATTTCAGAACCTCTTTCTTATCATCTCTTTGCATGGATTTGAATAGAACATTGATTTCAGTAGACATCGTTTTATCTCTCCTTTAACTAAATGTGGTTTTGAGCTCTTATACGCCTCATACAGGCGTTATAAAGTTAATATAAATATTTGTATTACTTCATCTAGAAAACCTCTTAAACGGGCTAATACGACGTTATAGAGGTGATTAATCTTTGAGGCAGGTTTTCACCTCGCCACCTTCCTCCGTTTTTTCTTTTCGGGAGAATTTAGAATCTCGTTAATGATCTTTTTTCGGTATGGGTAAATATCAATACCGACAGCGGAGCAAAATCCATTTTTTAAAAGATGTGTTTCATACGCTATATGAGCTAGGATGAAAGCGTCTCTGACATTATCGCTGCTGTTTTCAAATCCCCAGTCCTGATATATAGGGAGGATTAAATCCTCTTTTTTGGCATTCCCTTTTCCAGTTGCAAACTTCTTGAGTTGGGAAGGCGTTACTTCGGTGTATGGGACTTTCCGCCGTGTAAGCGCCGTTCTAATTCCCCAACCGATTCCGAACATTTGACTCACATAGTTCCCCTTGGCTGCATGGGCAAATCCTTCTATAAATACCCGGTCTCCTGGCTGAATGTGATCCATAATCTCATCAACCAAAGTGATTATCCTGATAGAATCGGATTTATTAATGCCCGTCAATTCCTTTGCTTTTGACACCTTTCCCAACTGGTCCAGTGCAACAAATCCGGTCTTGGTCGAAGGGTCAATCCCCACGAATCTCATAGATTCACCTCTTTTCGGCTTACCTGGCTCCATGGAATTAACCTAGCAATCTTGCAATACATAGGCCGATGGATTTTGTATTTTGGGCTAAGGTTGCCGTAATACAACTGGGTCTCTTCCTTGATAGCATCACAGTGCCATTTGCAAAGGGGAACCAGTGCAAACGTTTCTTGTGCTGTCTTTTTGCATCCTGGATATTCACAGGTCATCTTCATCATCCTCCGCAAAAGCAGTACCGACAGCACGTCCTAGCAAGACTTTCCTAAATTGTTCCTTTTGCTCTTCTGCCGCATCTGCACGAGCTTTTTCATCTTTGTACTTTTGCATCCAATAAGGCAATGCTTCATGGGCTAAGGCACAGAATAGGGTATTGTTTCTTACTTGTTCGTCGGGGAGTTCCCCTCTCCACACTGTCAATATATCAACACCATCCTCATCTTCTATACAAAATTGATCATCAGTAGGGACTTCCCAACGCATGGCATACCATGCAACTTTGCTCCTCTTTTGAACTAGCTCCCAATCTTCTTCCCAGTTACGCTCCATGATGTCTGTTTTCATCCGTTTTTCGCCTCTCTTCCTCTTAGTATCATCGATTTGAAAAACTTTTTAAGAAGTTTATTATCTTCTTTATTTTCTGGTTCGCTCCGTAAAGTACTCACGCAGGTTGTGGTTTTATGCCCGCACTCATCGTGAATTCCGTCTGTCACATGGTGTTTATCCACAATGCTTTGGCATTTTTCGCACCAATAGTGTTTAGTCATTTCTGTTTATCTTCTTTGCGCGTTCATAAGATCTCTCATACATTTCCTCCCAACACTCCTCACAAAAAGGAGGTTCTAAAGGAAGGCCGTGGCACCCACAGTCGCGTCCGGAGCAACAATATTCGGGTTCGGGGATTTCCACTACACCGCAATTCCAGCACTTAGCCATTATCTATTTCTCCTCCTTGCAATTCTCTAAGAATGTTTTCAATTCGATAAGTAGCCTTTGAGACCGCATTTTCTGCGTCACCCCATGCAAGTTCCCTTTTTATGTTCATTAAGGCGTTCACAAGTTCCAGTTCCCGTTTACGGTAAGTCGATACCTTCTCTTGCAATTTGCTTACTTCTTCTTCAAACGGCGTGATAGCTACAACTCCATGGAACGAACCCGTTTCTCCATAAGCAAACTTAGCTGCTTCATACGCCTCTTCTGGCGTATCGTACGTTGCCAAAATAAAATCATCTGCCTTAATTCCGTATATCATTTGGTCTCACTCCTCTATATCAAGTTCAATATTAAGACCATGTACTTGATTAACCTGTTTGATATATTTATCTAAATCATCAAAGGCTTCGTCCGCTGCTCGATCTGCCTCATCTTTACTTTGAAAGCACACATAGTCAATCTTCGTTCCTTGTTTGGTCGGTTTTAGCCATTTAATTGGAAAGCACCCTTGATTGATCATTCCCACCCATACAAATGCTTTAGCAGCGTCATATACCCCACGTTCAAGCGTTGTATTTAGTCTTTTATTGATCAGACGGCCATCTCTTATTCGTTTTTTAATTGAGCCTACCACGTTTTCACTTCACCCCTGTTCCATGACAATAGGGACAATCTTCTAGCTCCCTTTCAGCTTCGCCAATCTCAAAAAAACCATCTCCATTGCAAACTTGACAAGCCCGACCAAATAATTGTTCTTCACAACCCAAACAGATATATTTGTATTTTCCATGAGTGTCTATTAAGGCTGTTTTTGATTCATTTTTCTTGCACAATTCACAGATTGGTCTATTCATCCTCTGTACCTCCTAACAAATGAGGATCTTGATAGACGTTCCCGATTATCGAAACAAAAGGTAATTCACCATGCAACAACCAATTACCGCAACATAGCTCCATGTTTTTTTTGTCATATCTAACCCTATATATTCCATTTATAGCGATGTTCTTGCCAAAGGGATGATTTTTAATTTCCACCATGTCATCTTCATATATTTCTACGTTGTTACAGTCATAAAGCCCGGTAAATTGCATCAGCGGTGAGAACTCTTCTTTGCTTTTTCCATTGACCATTGTGAGCATATCTAGTAGATGTTCCTCGTGGATCAAGTCTTCCATATCAAACATTTTTAATGTTGGTAAATAGCACGCACGAAACTTGATTGGTCTATTCATTCCATTACCTACCTTTTTGAATATCCTAAAATTTACATATCTGATTTTCCCAGTAATCAGCGTCTTCCTTGTCGCAGAATTTCTCTGCTTCGTCTATATTTTCATATTCATTAATCCATACACCATTAAAATCACGATGAAAGACTACATACCACATGGATGAAAAGTACCCCAATTCGGATTCTTCTCTTCGATATATTTTAAAGCCATTTCGTTCTTCTATAAGTTCCATCCGGTCTCATTCCTCCTTTTGGTAGGGAGAAAGGCTGGTACCCTCTCCTTTAGTCAAAAACAATTTGACCTTCAAAATATTTCTCTAAACAACCAGTGCAAAAATGGTAATTCGTTTTTAGATTTTGCAAGTGCAAAATTTTTTCTTTCACTTGGTCACACTGCTCACATCTTTCCGTTTTAATCTCCATGGTGTACATGCTCTATCCCCTCCCTAATCATCGAAGAAGAAATCCAAGTTTTTCTTTTTCTTTGGTGCTTCTGGTTGTTTCTGTTCTTGCTCTGGCGCACCAACATAGTTCCAGCCGAGCTGTTTATATATAGCGTGCAGTCCCGGATACATCTTTGCCAGCTCTCCCCGCCGATACTCTATGACACGCTGACTTACAAAATCGTAGGTCCTCAGCATCTTTTTTCTTGTTTCTTCGTCCAGCAATGGATCTTCAATCTCAATACTCTTGGAAACAAGCCACTTTAGAGAGTTCTGGTACTGTTCCTCGTTTTCAATCCGTTTTCCCATGGTCATTCCGCCTTTTTAGGAAGCTCCACGTATCTTTGTACCCACCACTCAAACTTGTACTTAAACCTGTTCTCCCCGACATTTCTACCTTTGGCAAAGTAGGAACGGATAACTTTTGTATTGTTTTCCTTCTCCCCGTTATGCCAAAGGAATTCCACGACATCGGCATCTTGTTCGATTGAGCCTGACTCCTTGAGATCGGAAAGCATTGGTTCCTCTCTTTTTTCACTCTCTCTGGTCATTTGGGAGAGCATAACAAAACAAAATTTATATTTTCGTGCCATTTGTTTGGCCGCAGATGTAACGTTTCCTATAGCTTCTGCTCTGTTTTGGTTTTTCTT